CCTTTGTGGCTGATAACAAATATGTTTGTTTCACTGCCCATATCATGAATTAATTTCAAGAATTCATCCGTTCCAACACCATCCAAACTGGAATCAAATACTTCATCCAGAATCAACAAGTTGGTATTTGTTGAGTTTTTCATCTTAGCAATTTGGCGCCATGTAAACAAAAGTGCCAAGTCAATACGCATCTTTTCACCTTCTGAAAAGTTTGAGTAACTGAATTCATCACGGTGTCGTGATTTGATAGTTTCCTCAAAGTTCTCATTCAAGTTAAAGTTGACAAAGAAGTCCATTGCTTTCAAATACTTATTCACCAATTTATTGATGATAGGCAGATACTGCTTGATAATCTTTGTCTTGATACCATTGTCTTTCAACAATGATGCTGCGTATTCATGGTAATGTTTATCAACAGAAAGGGCTTCTTGTTCTTTGACCAAGGCAGCCAATTCTGTTTTCAGTTCCTTTAACTTATGATTGTCTTCAGTTAAGGTGTCTTTTTGCTTAGCAAGGACTTCAATTTCGTCATTAAGTTTTTTAGTGTATTTGTTAATGGCTGTAATAGTTGAGTTATGTTTAACAATTTCATTGTTGTGTTCCGTTATGTGTTTTGAAATTTTCATAATGTCGGACAAACGATTTTGTAATTTAGCATACTCAGCACTTAGTTCTTTCAAACCATCTTTCTGCAAGGACACTTTTGATGTGTTCTCGTTAATTTGGTCTTGTTTGAAATCATCGGCAAGCGTTTGTTTGCAAGTTGGACAGTTGTCATTGTTCATGTAGAAAGCAATGTCTTTTTCAACCTTCTTAATAGAAGTCTCAATTTTGGCTTCAAGTTGAACCAACTTTTTACTTTTGGTTTCAACAGACGATTTATCTTCTATTTTTTTATTTAGAACATCGATATGTTTCTGAATTAGGTCAATGTCCTTTAGAAGTTGTTCGGCCTGTTTCTGATTTGTCTGTATTTCTTCTTTTCTACCTACAATTTCATATTCATTGTTCTTCTTACTTTCTTCAATGTTTTGTTTCTGCATCTGAATCTTTTCAGACACAAGTTCCATTGCGTACTTGTTTCTTGTAGTTGTATCTTTGATTGCCGACATGCGTTCTCTGATAAGACCATTCATTGCAGTAAAGATTTGTATGTCCAGCAATTCTTCAATGATTGTTCTACGGTCAGCAGGAGTCAACTGCATGAATGGAACAAAAGATGCCGAACCAAGGATGACAATTTGCGTAAATGACTTATAGTTAAATTTGAGAATGGATTTCTCTAAAAAGTCTTGGTAGTCTTTCGCCTTGGCATCTTGGTTCAGCAAAGCACCATTAAGATAAATTTCAAATGTATTAGGTTTGATACCACGAAAGACCTTGTATTGTTTCTTACCAATCGAGAATTCAATCTCAACTACAGCATCGGATGTATTGATTGAGTTTACAAGGTTTGGTTTGTTAATCTTACGAAATGGTTTGCCAAACAACACAAAGCACAGTGCATCCAGAATTGTGGATTTACCTGCGCCATTATTACCAATAATCAAAGTGTTGGGAGATTTGTCTAGTTTGATTTCAGTAAAAGAGTTACCGGTACTTAACAAATTCTTCCAACGAATAGTTTGAAACTTTATCATGCCTGTTCTAAGTTCAGGGCTTCCACATACAATTCACGCATCATGGATTTAAGCCTGTTATTATCAATGCCGTCATTTTGGATTGCATCCACATATTTGTTAATAATGGTTACAGTATCCTCGGCTTCATCAATTCTATCATCATTATCATCGTCTGTCAAGTCTAAAGCATCTTCAACAATGGTAATATCAATCGGATTAAGACCATATATCTTATTCATAAACTGGTCAAACAGATATGGATTAGTTTTGTTTACTACCACAACCTTAACATAAACACCAGCACATGCACTTAGGTCTTTGTTTAGAACTTCTTTAATCTCTTGGTTTTTGTCATCATAAATTATGCGGTGAAACATGACATTAGGATTTTGTATAAAATCCAAATCATAGGAATCCAAATCAAAGAAATGAAACCCACGAGGATCCGAATAGTCTTGCCAGGTAAGTTCGTATGGGTTGCCAAGATACTGAATGTTCCCATTACTAGACTTATGGTGATAATGGCCGCTAAAAACATGGTCAAAAGTTCTAAAAACATTTCTATCTAATCCTTCTTCTGATGGCATACCACGGTGCATGGCAAAACCAGCAATTTCAAAATGACCCATACACACCTTGGCCTTTGTGTTGTTTATTTCATCCATACACTCTTGGTAGTTCTCAGCACAAATCCAAGGTATCATACAGATATCGTTACCATCAACATTGATTGTTTTTGGTGTATCAATAACTGTGATGTTATCGTACTCACGTAGCAACAAGTCTACTGAATTAACGTCATTAGTGTTTTTAAAATAAGTATCATGATTACCAGCCAGCATGTATACTTGAATATTTTTTTCTGCAAGCACATCAAAGAACATCTCCTTTGTTCGTTTTAGTGAGTAAAAATTAACGTACTTCCTACGGTCAAAAGTATCACCAAGTATAAGCAAAGTGGTAATGCCAGAATTATCCAGAGTAGTAAAAAAAGTATCTCTATAAAACTTTTCATAGTAGTCCAAGAAATGAATCGAATCATTACGTGCTCCAAAGTGTTGGTCTGTTATCAATGTTACTTTCATAATCTCATTCTAAAAAATTTTCAAGGCCTTTTGGTTTTTTGATAGACTTTTTATCATCTTTCTTTTTCTGTTGTCCATCTTCATAGTTTTCAATGAATTCAGCAATGTTATCATACAGTTCAAACTGTCTGTGTCCACCGCCTTCTGTTTCCAACATTTCAAATTCATCCAGGATACCAAGTTGTTCCGTAGATTTGTACTTCACATAGAGCTGTTTTTTCTCTTTCTGAATCCTACGTAAGAATGCATAATATATGATTTGAGTGAAATAGGCAAATGGATTCTTTGACTTAGTAGGATCAAAGTTCTCAAAGTACATGAGACAGTTTTCAATACCATCTCCAATCATGTCTTCTCTGTGAGGATAATTGATGAAGTTGGGTTTATGTGATAGACCTTCTGCAATCTTCATCCAACATTCACCGATATAATTTGGTATCGGTTCATTGGGGTTGGCAAGTTTGCGTTCTTTGTACGCAATTAAAGCTTGTAGAAAGTCTGCGTTGTTGATGTAATGTTTAGTGCTCATTCAAATATACCATAATAATTGTTGACAAATCGCTTGACAAGTGTTAAAGTCTCGGTGTTGACCATTGAAATCAATGAATTGTTTTTTCTTCTGGTTCCATTTCATTAAATGCCTGGACAATTAACGATTTGATTTTATCATTTAGTTCTGATTGGACTTCCTTCTCAAAACCATCCTCTGCATCCATCTTAATAAGATTATCCACAGAGTTCTCATAATATTCAGCAAAGTCATCACTTGGTGTTGTGATGAACAAGATATCTTTGCTAGTTAGAATAACTTCATTCTTTTCTACCAACTGAACTGGTAAAAAGAAACTAAGAATGATATGCGAGGTCATGCCTCGGTCTGTTACATCATATACCATAGGGTTGGTCAATAGGTAATGACCTTCCATAATTTCTTCAGTGGTGCTGATGATATCACTTCCATTTTGTAGTCGGACAAGCTTTACATTTTTCATTTTTTTAGTCCTATCTTGTAAGTTTTGAATGGAAACTTCTCTTCCGTATATATCTTCACCCGTTCCACGAAGTGCCGTAAAGTAAAATTCATGTGTTTTCCGACTCGCATATCGTCCGCAATGTCATAGAGAGTTGCTTGGTCTTTTCCCGTAGACTGTCGCAATCCTCGTCCAATGCTTTGTAAATTTCTAACACGACTTTTGCTTGGGCTTGCAAAGATAATATTATGTAAGTTTCTAATATTAATACCAGTACTAAAAGTACCATAAGAAGCGACAACGATTGCATCATTTTCTATCTCCATAATCCTTCTGATTTCTTCTCTGTCCGCAGTATCTGTTCCGCCGTGAACAAAGAAAACTTTTCGATTACCAATCTTCTCGGTATTCTTAATAAGATTATAAAGGTTCTTGCCATGTTTATCAACCATTTGATATAATATGAGTGTATTATTACCTAAACTAACCGCTAGATTTTTAATGAATTTGTTTCTAGCTTCACACGCAATTAGGTACTGAATCTCAGATTGATAATCTGCTTTCTTCATTTCATCACAAACATCATCTGGATGTTTCAATATCAAGCATTTAATTTCAAACGAAGAAGCAATCTTCTTATCAATCATCTCCTTAGTGGTGATTACTTTCTCCACTGGTCCAAATAAGCCCTCTAATACTAACTTGTGCGTTTTGGTGCCGTCAAGCGTTCCGGTGAGTCCTATGCGATATTTGGTGTTAACACATGCAGTAAGTATTGAAGTTAATGATTGTGCTTTGAATAAGTGTGCTTCATCACCAATGATATAATCAAATTGTTCAAAGTATTGTGTCGGCATCTTATATAACGACTGCCATGTAGAGATTGTTACAGGTAAATTTGTGTGTTTATCTTTACCCTGGTATATTTTGTGTACATTTTTTTCAGAATCCCAACCATAATCTTCAAAATCTTTAGAAAGTTGTTCAACCAAAGATGTTGTTGGAACAATAATAAGGCCCTTGAGTTGTTGGTAATCAAAGAACTGCCTAACCAACATATAAATGATTAAAGATTTACCTGAAGCCGTTGGTGAAATTAACATTGCACGGCGACTTTGCATTGCATGAACAAATGCATTGATTTGGTGGTCGTGAACCTCAAATGGTAGACCTAAAGTTTCAATAAACTTCTTAGCATGATATAAAGAGAATTCATCTTCCACAAAGTTGTGTGAGAAAGCATAATCTCTCTCAGTGCAGAATTCTTCAAGGTAACTCAATAGACCAATGTATAGATGGTTATTTCTTAGGTCAAACAAACGAATCTTGCCATCCCAGATTCTATTTCTGAATGCTGGAACAAACTGGTGTCCAGGAACAAAGAATTCAAAAAACTGAGAAAGTTCTTGAGCGATGTGTCTCTCACACTTTACCTTGAGATAAACCTCATTAACTTTAGTTATCTCTAAATGTTCTTTATTGTCCTCCAATGAATCTCTCCCATGAAATATAATCCCGTAATTGCCAGGTTCGTTGTTTGATTTCACCCATGATAGATTCTACCACGGTTACCACTTCTTCATGGTATATCTTCTTTTCTAGTAGCTTGATTAGGTCTTGGTCAGATTCTAAGTAGAATGAAATGTCAGACTTGAGAGTGAATCGGAATGGTTCCCAACCTTGTTCATCAAGTTCTTCTTGTGACATTTTGCCAGTATAGTATTCCCATTTGAGTTTACGCATACGCAAGTA